TTTAAGGAACGGCTATCTACAACAGACGGTGTCGAAGCAGCGTCAACTACGGGGTTGGTTTGAACGCCGTCAAGAACAGGGGCTTGGTTGCCGACAGCCACAGAACCTCGTAAGGCTTCGTCTGGAATCGAGGTGGTCATACCCAAAGATTCGCTAAGGTTGCCGGAACTAAACAGTCCTTGGCTTTCAGCAAAAGCGCCTATACCGCCGGCGATACCAGCAATGGCGCCTAGCTTCATCAAGCTCTTGTTGCCAGTGATGTTACCGACCAAGCTCACCGCTGCGCCAGCAAACGTAATGCCTTGCATTACCGTCATGGCGGCAAAGCCAGCCTCGGCCGTGGCAAACATTGTGCCAATTGAAATGGCCGCGCTGATTGGGTCGTTTTTCTCACCAAAGGCTGGGCCGCCGGTGGGGTCGCCAATAGGGTGCTCAGCCGCCATTGCCCGGGTTTGCGCCCGGGACAGATAGATTTTCTTGATCATAGTTTCCTCTCAAAGGGTAGGCTGCCAAGCAGATAATACTCAACGTCCCCGTCTTTCCAAGTGGGTTTGAACCCGATTCGTTTTACAAATTCTTTTTGTGCTACGCGCCCGTGCGATATGCGCGTGGTCAAAAAACCATGTCTTTCAAACACCGGCTTAATAAAAGCCCTGACCGCCCCACGCATACTGGCCTTGGGGCGCCAGTCAGGGGCAAGCGCAAAATGCACTTCAGTTCCCTTGGCCACCACAGTCCAAACGTGTTGACCGTCAAGCTCAAACGGGAAGACATCCCAGTCTTCAAAGTAATCCAGAATTGTGTAGCGCGACAGCGCCGTGCCCTTGCGGACCGAAGAGATGATCGGTTCGAGAAGGGCTTCGCGCGTCATGTAAAGTCCAGCAAAGTTTTAAGACCGGGGATGCCGGACGTTGCGCTAAGAATTGCTAAAGAGTTTTTCAGATATGCTTTTTGATCATTAACCGCCGCGGTTACGTTGGCGGCATCCAAGTCAGGGTTGGCCATAAGATCCGCAATGTTCTTAGACACCTGCTGGAAAATATCGTTTGCGCTTTGTGAAGCCTGCATTTGATTCTTGTAGGCAGCTTCAGTTGCAGCCAAATCTTTACGGGTCGTAGCGTCAATGTTTTGTAATTCAATTTTAGTTGCTGAATCCGCATTGGTCAAAGCGATTTTCATTGCTTGATCCATCATCAGCTGAACGGTGCTGTTTAATGAAGTGGCGTACTGTTTAGACGCTTCGCTTTGGACCCCGGCTGAGAATTGAGCCGCTTGGTTTTGAGAAGCTGCGTTAGTCAAAGCGGCTTGATTTGCAGCGCCTTGGGTAAATTGAGAGGCTTGATTTGCAGCGCCAGCGTTTGCCAAAGCGGCTTGGTTTATAGACCCAGCGGTGAACTGCATGCCGGTGTTTGTTTGACCGGTGTTAAATTGCGCGTTCTGGTTAGCCGCGTTAGCATTAACTTGGCCGGCGTTGGCAAAAGTCGTAGCGTCTTGCAATGCAATTGGCAACGCTTGTTTGATTACGGCTTCTTGGCCGGCGCCCACAGCCATGCTGGAATTGACCAAGCCGCGCTGGTTCATCTGAGCCAGAGAGGCTGCACGAGCTTGCTGGAGCAGGGGCGAGTTGGCTGCAAGAACTCCGGACAATTGGCCCTGAACGGTTTGATTAGTTTCAGGATTCCATTTAGTCAGGTCTGCTTGGCCGGCTTGGTAACCAGTGGCCCCCGCCTTATCAGCGGTGTATCCAGTGGCTCCCGCGGTTGAGGCGTTATAGCCGGTGGCTTGAGGAGCCGCAACGCCTGTAGTAGCCGCAGTAAGCAGCTTGTTCCCAGAGGTGTTTAGATCGAATGGATTGTTTGCTATAGCCATATTTGCTCCACAAATGAAAAAGCCGCTCTAGGCGGCCTCTTGCGGGCGCACGGGCCCCGCAAAGATTTTACGTCAAGAATCGTTTAACAACAAGCATTCTGCTTGTCTGCGTTTTAAAAGGCCGGGCAATACTTTACCCCCACCTTTTGTCCAAAGCATGAGTTGTTCTTTGGCGCCCTCCCAATCTTGGGCGTTAACCTTACGCTTCAGAGTAGAAGTCTGGAGACGGCCGGTGCCCAAATTGTAGGCAAAGTCCACCAGCGCGTTGCACTTGCGAACGTCAGTAATTAGGCCGGGGCAGTTACGCAAAACACCGGGCAAGTACGTGTGCTCAAGCTCAACCATCAACAGCGCCCGCGCCGTTGGCTCATCCATCGGGGCGTCTTCTAAAGTCACCTTGCGCTTGTCTGCGTAGTATGTTGAGCCGTACCCAATCGTGGCCACTCCGGCTGGACATAGGTAAGGCTTGGCCCGGTAGCCCTCAAACTGTCGGCACAGTGCGGCAGCTAGTTCGAGGTTCATAACCCACGCTTAGCCAATGTACGGTCAAGGAACCAGAAGTTAATTGTCCCAGCCAACAAAGCTGAGAAGTCTGGCGACATCATCATTTTGAACACTTCGGCTGGAGGGGCGCCGGTGATCCATGCGTTCCATGCAAACCACACGTGGATGAAGCTCCAGACAAACAACACCCAGTAAGTTACTACTGGCCTGACGGAAGCAGATAAAGATGCAGCCCAGCCACCTGCGGCTTTGACCATTGTGGCTTGCTGCTCTATGGCAGACTGGAACGCATCCATGACACCTACGTCAATGGCCGCTTCCCGTTGTGCTCCAATTTCGGCCAGCTTCTGCTGACCCCGCAACGTTTCCAATTCGCATTGGCGAGAAAACATTAGCAGTTCGTGTTGACGCTCGTTTTTCTTATCGAAAAACTTGAGCACCTCGGGGGCCATACGGAATAGCCCGCCAAACACTGAACCTAAAATACCGCCACTAAGAACATCAAACATAATCAATCCTCCGACATATCAGTTGCTGCCAAATTGATGCGAGTTTTCAGAGCCGCAATATCCTCTGGCTTATCTTTAAACCCGATAGCTACATACCCCGCAAACTTACCCGGATCGGGCGGTATAGAACCTCGGCACATGAAATTTACACCCTGCTTTACACCCCACTCACCTACCTTAGATGACGGTTTAAATTCTTCACAAAGAACTTCGTTGTTAAGCATTGCTACCATAGCGGCGTTGCGGTCTGCGCTTGCGTTAAACAAAGACGTTACCGTTCCTTCCATTGACTTCTCCCGTGAGCCATCAGCGTTCAGGGCTAGCACAGTGGTGCGAGAGTTTGTAGTTAGGTTAGCTTTGTGGATCAAAATAACCAAGCCATCTACGTCTTTCATTAAGCTACGAGCAGGGGTAAGTAGTGTTTCTTGCTTTGCTAGCTGCGGCATTTTGTCCTGAGTCGTAATCGCTTGGAGTATGACTTGACGCGAGTCCCATGCAAAATATCCAGCAAAGGCTAGAAACGAAAGCAGGATGACGGTAAACAGTTTGAAGGGATTGTCCACCCACTCAATTAGACCAATGACTTTGCCAAGAGCACTGTCGTCTTTCTTGGCCTCAGTTTTGGGAGCCGGCGCTGGCGCGGCAACAGACACGTTAATTGTCTGCTCTGCTTTGGGTTTAGGTGTACGCCGTTTAACTGGCGCTACTTTTGCAGGGGGTTTTCTTGTGACCATGTTTATACCAACTTATCTATTTCCCGTTTAAGGTTTGTGATGTCAATGTTTATTGTGATCTGCCGCATCCTGTATTCATAAATCTCATACTCATACTGGTGAAACTTCTTCACCTGCTGGTCAATCTGTACCTGCACAGCCCTCTCAGCGTTTAAGCGTTCTACCCGCTTGGCAAACACCTCGGACTGCATTGGTGGATTTGGCTGTACCACCGGATACCATTTGTCGTAACTGATCTTCACTTCTTTTCCCGATCAAGCGCATCTTTGTATCCATGAACAACCTTACCCCTAAGCTCTGCTGAATCCGCCGCGCCCGCCCACTCGGACAGGTTGTTCCAAATAACCGCCAAGTCTTGGCTTCTGCAAAACCGCACATTGTTTGTCAGCCACATTGACATCTGTTGATGTCGCTCGGAGGGGTTGTGGATAGTCCAAGCAATACTGTAGAACTCGCGCACATGGCAACCATTCTTGGCTACAGCCCCAGCCAACACTAACAGCAGTAACAGAATGAGCCAACGCATTTATCACACCAAGCTCCATGCAATCATATACGTGCCAAAAATGACAAAGGCCACTAGACAGGCTGCGGCAATAAATGCTTCAACCCAGTCCCACATGTTAAATTCCAAATATCTTTTTGAATACGTCTGCCGCCACACCGGGACCAAGCAACACGGCCAAGATCACTACGTACAACAGGTACTCAATCTTAGTCATGCGCCTATCCCCAGAACGCAAAGATTTTTCTATGCTGTTGTACCGCTCAGCGCAAATGGCTTCGTGCACGGCTAACCTTTTATCAACATCTGCGTCCATGGCTTTTTAAGTCCTTTAATCTCGTTATAAAACTTGAGTGTCTGTTGACAAAGGTTGATCAGTTTCATCTACTGGCTCTGGCGGTTTTACAAACTGAGTGCCATCCCAAGTATCACCAATGCCTCCGTCATGTTGAGAGGCTAACTCCATACCACTAGGAGGAGTCCAAACTGCACCATCTTCAAGTTCAATTACATTGACAACAACTTTAGTTGCGCTGTCTAACAAACATTTTTGCGTCATGATTTTTCCTTATCCGGGGAATACTGTAATGATGACTTGACCTGCGCCACCTGCACCAGAGTTTCCGCTAGAGCTACCACCACCACCGCCAGCGGGTTGAGTTCCTACAGTTCCAGTTGCACCACCAGCACCACCACTACCACCACACTGGCTGACCCCACCGGTCGTACCTTGGGTACCACCACCGCCACCACCGCCCCAAACGGCTCGGCCACCATTGAAGGTTGGTCTGTCTGCATTACCACTGTCATTAGTAAACGTTATTCTGCCACCACCCCCCGCACCAGCGGTATCGCTAAATGCGTCGTTACTCATGTTGTAACTAAAGAGACCGGTTTGCGGAGCTATCATCCTAAGGTAATTATTAAATTTTGTACCGTCATAACGTGGAGGCCCGCCACCACCATCAGGATAACCGCCAGCGCCCCAGTAGGTGCTTCCCGCGCTTTGGCTTACACCGGGGCCAAACATACCCGCGCCACCTCCACCCGGAGTAACGTTAATGCCATCCCCATCTTGAAAACCGCTACCGCCACCACTACCACCATAGGCAGTAATCAAGGTTCCGGCAGTTGTAGTACCACCAGCATTGCCAACACCATCTGTAGTTCTGGCAGCACCCCC